GATGTTCTTGATGATGTACTCATAATTGTTATATCATATCCTCCTATTAATTTTTGAAGTGATAAGGATATAAAGTAGTTTTTAGTAAAACAATAAATGAACAAGTTTGGTAATCATGAACAAATACGTAACAAATTGCAGTATTTCATTCAAACCAAGAAAATACCTAATCTTATTTTTCACGGAGAACCACAATCAGGTAAACGTACATTACTAAATGAATTTTTACATAATATTTACAATGGTGACCGCAACAAAATGAAAACACACATCATGACGGTGGAATGTTGTCACGGAAAAGGTATCAAATTTATACGAGAAGAACTTAAATTTTTTGCCAAAGCTCACATACAATCCAATCACGGTTCTAGTTTCAAATCCATTGTACTGTTGAATGCGGATAGTTTAACGATTGATGCACAATCTGCTTTACGTCGTTGTATTGAATTATTTAGTCATAATACACGTTTTTTTATTGTAGTTGAAAACAAGGAGAGATTATTAAATCCAATATTGTCACGTTTTTGTGAAATTTATATTAATGCACCCGAGGAATTATCCAAAAAAACTTCGGTGGTATCGGATTTACCTTTAGATGCATATAATGAATGTATTACATGTTCACATCAACCAGATATATTAATTAATAAAGCCATTCAATGGTGTGAAGATGGTTGGTCAGCACATGATTGGATGCAATGTTTGTCCGATGATAAAAGTTCAAAATTATCCAAAGAACGTCTTCAACTAATATATTTAATTCGTATGTGCTATTATAAAATTAAACCCGATTTTAGATGTGAAAAAATGCTCATGTTTTATTTGTTATATTTTACTTTAATAAGTTCAAAACAGGATTTAGAGAATATGCTCCTATAGTATCTATTTGTCTTCAATTGGTTGTATGGACGATTTTGTATTATCCAATCTTCAAGAATCGCGTAATGAATGGTGTAGTCGTTTGGTGAGTATTTTTTGTCCTCTGGTGATTGAGGGGGTGAATTCTATTTTCAACGAATCTTGGAAAATATGTTCCGAAACGGGTGAACCTTCTAAATATTTGATGACCTTTCAGAATTTTTTGTCACGTATTCCCAAATGGAATTCGGTCATTATTGAAGAAGAACGTAAACGAATTGTGGAACGAAGTGGATGTAATTATTTGGAAGATTTGATTACTTGTGTACATATTATTCAACTCAAAGTATTGACATGTATTCGTGTAGGAAGTAAACAAAAAAAGATTGATATTACGATTCCTAAATTAGATCATTTCATTCACAAAGTGTATATTCATGCTGCACGTAAAGTGTATACCAATATTTATTTGTTTGAAAAAAACATTAGTCCTCTGCAAATGCAGAAAAATTCCCGTGAATTGGAAATTATTGTCCAAGAAAGTATTTTGACCACCATTCGTGAAAGTATTCCTACAGAAGAAATTATTCGTGCTTATATGGATGAGGCTATAGAAATAGATGAAGAGATTACGATAGAACCTTTAGCTGAACCAGTAGTTGAAGGTGAGGAAGACCTATTGAAAGAAGACAATGAAGATTCTACGGAAGATGAATCTAAAAAAATACCTTCCATTGATGATGATGCACCGCTGATTAAACCGAAAATTTCCAATATAAATGATGACCCTGTTACCACAGTGTCTTTCAATGAATTAAACATAATTTTAGACGAAAAAAATAAACATAAACAGCCAGAAATCAAAACATTGGAACGTCTGGAAGAAAATAGTATGGAGTCTGCTATGCAGCGTAAATTAGAAGAAGATTCTATGTTGGAAGAAAATATACAAATTCACACTGACAATTTGAGCATGTCTGATTTAGGTATTATGGATTTAAATATGGACAATAGTTCCAATATTAGACCTAGTTCAGACGATGTGGATATATCTTTGTTAGGAATTGAAAACATCTAGATAAAGTGCGTTTTATTAGATAATAACACATATATAAAAATCGTATAATATGGATTTTTTTGTTCCAATATTTGCGTGTATATTGTTTTTATTAGTGAAAATATTGGAAATGAAATTTGTAGATAAAGAAGTTAAATCAATCAAATTTATGGTACGTGATACCATCTTGGTATTCATGGCTACCACGATTTCTGTATTTTTGTATGGTACTTATTTTAATTCCATACACGATTTTATGAATATGGTGACAAGTACCAAGACAATTCCTATTTTGACTACCCCCGAAATTTTTACGGACGCACCTGGGTTCTAAATATATAAAACAATATTGGAAAAAATACCGAATAAAAACACCACATATTTCCGAGTTCACTGTTATAAATAATCATAGATGAAAAAAATGATAATATTGAAATTGCAGCAAATAATCCGCCATAGACCGGTACAAACCGAAAATATAACAATGTCAATGTAATCACAAACACACCATACACAAGGATGTTATATTTTTGCCAATTCCATTTCCAATCCAAATGGTTGTCTTTATTTTTCAAGGTACATTGTGTTTTAATTACATATTGCCATGAATATGGTATTATTACACATAAATATATACATAAAATACATAAAATCATTAATTTGTCTTGGTACGACAATTGGGTATTGTAATACAATATCAATAATCCAAGAACAATGGGTTGTAAATGATTTAAGATGATACCAGTCATTGAAATAATATAATTATATTCATCACATGTTTGATTTCTCCATAAAAAAAAATCAACCAATTGCATGATTGAAATAAATATATGGAACAATCCATATATTTTGTCATATATTTCACCCAAAGAATATACCAATGTTGAACCTCCCATACCAACTATAAAGGCAAATAAACTAATATTTTCCGAAAAACACATAATAATTTTATCCAATAATATTATTATATTATGATTATATTTTCACTATGTTCTATCAATATGTGGGATACAGATCAATATTCATAATTTGGTCTTGGTCTTGGTCTTGGTCTTCTGTCATTTTGAATTGAAGAAACCAAGGATCACCAAGTTGTTTCTCAGGAGTATGTTCATATACAGTTCGTGCAATCATCTTATATAGTCGGAATCCAGGATAACGTTCTTGGCCATTTTTCTTATACAATACATTTTTTCCCATACTATCAGTACACCATCGTTGGATGGTGCGTTGCAATTCGGTTTTTTTCATTTTTTCGTTCTTGGTAATGTCTTCATCATCAAATACAAAATCATAAATACTACAACCAAGACGACATAAATCAAAACTCATACTTGGTTCTAAACGTGGTTTGGATGATTTGAAAAATGGTTCACAATTGTATTGGGTAGCGGCGTCACCACCCGTGGCAAAACTATCACTACAAAACACATGTTTTTGATATTTAAAAATACTTCTACCAAAATCAATGATTTTAAAAATACGTCCATAAGTAGGAACACGATACACAATATCTTGGTATTTGTATGTCAAATACGGTATAGTGGTTTCAATAAACATAATATTGTTGGTATGTAAATCGTTATGTGTAAATTGAAACATTTTTTGATATACAAGAAGAATCATAATCACTTGAAACAGTGCGGATGCGGATTCTTCTTCTGATATACCGTGTACAAACAATGAATCCAATGTATCGGTACATTTCTCTAAACAAATCATTTGTACTGGGAAATCAAAAATATAGACCATGGCATCGTTTTCTTCACTATTTTCCGTCTTATAAGATTCAGTTTCCCAATCTTCACGATCATTTTCTTCATGATCATCACTAAGAAATTCTGCATGTTCATCTGTGGTTGAGCTTTCATCATTTGTATCATCCGATGATGAACTATCATCATCACTTGAATTTTTGTTGGAAGTAACTTTTTGATAAATAATATCTACATCCGTAGATGATTGTTCCGAAATGTCTATGGGTTCTTGTACTAAATGATTATCGTCCAATTCAACAATTCCTAAATCAAACAATGATACAGGATTATCTGAATTATCAATATTGATTTGTTTTCGCACACCACGTGAACCTGATTTTGAAAAAGGTAATTGATTTTCTTTGACATTTTCCAATACCATCAATTTTCCAATATTGGATAAGAAAAAGGGAGAAGTGGTTAAATATTCTGAATCTTCTTCCACATTCATCTTGAATCGGTCTTGAATTCCCAAATAACTTCCATAGAAATCAATACCATGTATAAATTGATGATGGTTTTTCAATATACTGTTTAAATAATAGAAAAAACCATCAATATAGGAAGCATTGGTAGAGCTCAATAATTTTTCATGACATTCGGTTTTGGTTGATTGAAATGTTGGAAGAGTTTTTAATCTTGCGTCGGTTAATTCATATTTTCCTACCATGTATTTGATTGGGTCCAATAGTGGTGAAAATTTAATAAACACTTCTTGAGAAATCGTAGTTTCAGACGAAGTGCTGTTGGTATCAATAATGGTGTGTAAATCTTTGATTTGATACCGATGATTTAATCCAATACTGTTGTAATTATTTTCGTTCAATTCAAAAAATGTAGAATAAAAAGGATGATATAGTTGTAATTGTTGGATGGATTCACCTAAATGTTGTTTGTCGGAAAAAAAAGAATGAGGATACGAAATATCGGCTAAACATATGGAATTAGGTTTATAATAATGTAATGGATATACCTCTTGTGGTTCTTCTGATTTAGCTAAATGAAAATTATTAGACATGGAAGATTTAATTATTGTGTTTTATACTTTGCCAATATGAAAAGAAGATTGAGATGACTACGAACCTATTGGGTTCTGATAAGTTCCAATACTGAGATTGAAATGGATATATCAATGTATATGATAACTGTCAAGGTTCAATGACATTAGAATTGAAAAAATTTGATATGCGTTGGATTACTTTCCGACCAGATGAGAATAAAGGACCGGTTATTGTGATGATTGGACGGCGTGATACAGGTAAATCTTATTTAGTACGTGATTTACTCTATCATCACCAAGATATTCCCATTGGTACGGTTATTTCGGGTACAGAAGCTGGTAATGGGTTCTATGCAGCTCATGTACCTAAATTATTTATTCATGAAGAATACAATTCCGTCCTTATTGAAAATATTTTACGTCGTCAAAAAGCAGTTTTGAAACAAGTGAACAAAGAAATGGAAACATTTAGAAAATCCACCATAGACCCAAGAACATTTGTTATTTTGGATGATTGTCTCTACGACCAATCGTGGACACGTGATAAACTTATGCGACTTTTGTTCATGAATGGGAGGCATTAAATTCTGGTGCCAGTCTTGTCAAAAGCAAGGCTAGTTTTTACTTCATAAAAAAGATTATGGTTTTTTTACACTTTAGGTAAAATAGATTATAATTTAGATTATGATGGTAGAAGCGACACGTCCAAATTGCGGGAACATCTTATTTTAAAGGTTCTCACTACTAAACTGCCCGATAAATCGGGCAGTGGCGTCTGTTAACTACAGACGGTATAGTAAAAATGTGAGAAATAGAGAAAATCCGCAGCCAAGCCCCTAAGTCCGTTATTAATTAGGATATGGGGAAGGTTCAACGACTAAACGGAGGTGGGGTTGATGGGATTGATTCTCCCAAATGATGCCTTAAGATATAGTCTAGTCCTGATGGAGACATCAGGTAGAAACGTGGAAAGTTTTATTAATTATTACGATGCAGTACCCATTAGGCATCCCCCCCAATCTCAGAACCAACATAGATTACGTATTTATTTTACGAGAGCCGTATTTGACCAACAGAAAACGAATTTTTGAAAATTATGCGTCCATGTTCCCCACCTTGGAATCATTTTGTTCTGTCATGGACCAAACCACAGCAGATTACGAGTGCTTAGTTATCAATAACAA